ACGGGCATTCCCGCTGGGCTTCTGTCTCGCCGCGCAGTGCTGGCAGTAGCTTTCGCCGATAGTCAGCTACCTGGTCATGGATGTCCTGGACAGTCACGCTACCCGTGAAATCACTGTGTTCGGAGCCATGCAGCAGCATCTCGTCCGCCTCGTAATCGTTGAGCAGCTGGATCAGTGCTTGCATGGCTGATTCATTTTTCATCGTCTTCGTCCTCCGTCTCATACCCATCCAGCCAGGCGCGGGCAATAATTTCGTCATGTCGTGTAATCCAATTGCTAATATTTTCTGGAAAACGTAAATCAAAGGCATCCGACAACAGAATAGTCAAAGAATAGTGTTGCTTGTACCACTTAATTATCCCTGCAACAGCTGGTGGAATCACCGGTAACGGTTTATACGTCCGCCGAAAAATATAGTTCGCAATGGGCCAATGCTCGCCATCACTGCCCGTGGCGATCCAATCCCCTTTGTAGACGTAGAGATAGCCTTCCAAGGTGGAAATACCATAGACAGTGTGACCAGAAGCCACTTTATCTTTGGCTGAAACAGTTGGAATATCCAGCAAATATTTTTTGGCCATTGCTTCCGACCCGTCGAACTGTTCGGCCTCGATTGAGGCGGTCTTGATGTACTTAGTCATTTCCATCCCCCCTTATGCATACCAACGAGCAAACGGTAAATCCAACGTCTCTAGTGCGGTACGGGCCATCTCAGTGACCATCAAGGGGTCTGTGCCGTCAACAAACATTCGCGACACAATCTCAAGAACTGCCACGTGGAGATTATCCTCTGCCGCATGAGCTTCTTCGTCATCAGTCATTTTGCTAATACGGTCCACCTCTCGGGCCACGTCTTTCAATGTTTTAATCATTTTCCTCCTGCCTCCATCAGTTCTGGGTTCTCATAAATGTTACCGACGACCTCAATCTTTGACAACCCATTTCCAAACTCCTCACTGAGCGCATTAGATTCGTAGGGATACCATGGCTCAGGGATATATTTCTGGTCAAGATCAAACGCCGGGTAGTCCTCATCGCCAAAATACTTGACCGGCGACACATACGATTGACCGTCAATTGCAGTGACCTTAATGATGTCGCCCTCATAGATCTCTTTGCCCTGACTGTCATGCATGCCGGTGTACTGCATGATGTGCCACTCTGGGTCGGCGAGCAGGTCTCCTAGATACTGTGCTCCAATCTGGACGTTGTTAAACATGACGCCACGGTAGTCGCCACGAAACTTAATCTCCCGCATCATTTGGCACCTCCGCGTGCATCTCGACGATGATGTAGTTGTCAATTCCCGATACTTCCAACTCTACGATAAGTCGATTCCGATCCCAGGACGCCAGGTCGAACCAAGTGTGATCGTCGCGGTCATAGGCCGCGTAGAACTTAATCTTATTCATCATCTTCGCCCTCCTGAAATGACCACGGATCGTTTTCAGTGACATCTTCCCCGGTATCGAGATTGATGATCTGATAGTCGAATCCCATCCGGCCGTCATCCACTGCTGATTCAGCAGCCAACTTGGCGTCTTGGAACGTCTCAAACGTATCGATTTCCTCGTCACATGGATCTTTTAGCACGTATTTCTTATTCATCTTCCTGCACCTCTTCCAAGTTGATTTCTTCTCGGTCGAATTGCTCTAATTGAAAATGTTTTATTTCTGCCATCGTGAATGCCGTGTATTTGAAATCGTGGAATGGATATTCGCTGTCCCAGTGGATCTTATCCTCATCACTGTCTTTATTCCAGTAATACTGTCGGCCACCGCCTGTCCAGACAATGGGCACCTTGACCCGGTACCGTTTCACCGGCTCTGGCTCCCATCCGTACAGAAACGCACGCATTACCAACATCTGCCGGTTTACAGACACTTCCAGCCAATCCCAAATTTTTTCAGGAACCGCGCGGCTGTTCAACAGACTGATCGGATCACCATAGGCTTGGCAGTGGTTCACCCAATCTCCCACGGTTTTGGGTAGCCGTACTTTCTCCGGTGCGTTGATCTCGTCGATGATTTGCTCCACACGGTCAGAAAACTCCTCTGCTGTCATGTGCCGCCCAAAATCATGCTCGTTCGAGTTGTACACCACAAGAACCTTCTCAAAATTCTTCTTTGCTTCTTCCCTGTTCATTTCGATTCCTCCTCATGGAGCGCGTGCTCCATCTGCTTGACCAATGCACCCACACCATTGAGCAGTGCCACTGTCTCCCGGTCTTTGGTGCCGTCTAAGCGGTTGGCAGCTAGTACCAGCAACTCTTCAGAACTGTACACCATCATCAGTAATCGTTCTTTATCTGTGCCTTCTGTGTCCATCTGGGCTCCCCCCCTAAATTAGATGTCTGAATATCTCCTCAAATATTGGTACCGGAATCGAATTGCCTGCCTGTTTGTACAGCGCCGTCTTACCATTGACACTTGCCGCCGCAGTGTAGTCCCAGTCTGAATATCCTTGCAGCAGCCAACACTCTTTCGGCGTCAGCAGACGGTACCGGCCATCACTCAGCGGCACCACCCCACTGTTTGGACACCGCGTCTGCCGTGTTGTGATGGTCCACGCCCAGTCCTCGATAGGCTTTAGTCGGCCGGCAAACGGTCCTGCGGATCCACCCGGCAAACGGGACAGCATCGATGGCACTGTAATTGTGTACTCAGGTGATGCCCGTTCCAGATATTCTCCGATTGGCCGCATGTCCGTGTGTCGCAGCCTGTCGAAATCAAATGACTGACCGCCAAGAATCGAAATCGTGAAGACCCGTTCCCGGTATTGTGGCAGACCGAAGTCTCTGGCATCCAGAACCGCGTGGCTGGTGGTATATCCTAGGCCTTCTAGCACATCACAGTACCGCTGATAATTCTTGGCCATGTGTTTCTGCAACACGCCTTTGACGTTTTCCCAGATAACAATCCTTGGCCGCCATAGTCCCATCTGCTCAATGATCTTAAGGGTCTGCCACATCAACGAAGACCTTGTCCCGCTGCCCTCGTCTGCCCCCAGTCGCCGACCGGCCACCGAGATGTCCTGACATGGTGACCCGTGGATCAGGATGTCCGGCTTGAGATCATAACCGATGACGTTTTGAGCTTGGTACTTCTCATCACTCGCAAACATTGCGTTGTAGCTGCGGACCGCGTTCTCATCGATTTCCACGTAATCAATTGACTTTACTGGGATGCCGAGATTGCGGAGAGCGATTCTGGGTGAACCAATACCACCGAATAGTTCAAGAATTTTAAGCATCACTCCACCTCGTGCCACTGGCCGTTGTACTGCACCCAATGGCCACTTGTGATAAACCAATCGCCAGTCAACAGCGATCGCCGCTCATGCAGTCGGACAAACAGCGATGGAATTTTTGTGAAGCTGTAAAGTGTGTCGACATTGTTGAAATAGAAGGCTTTGTTCAGCTTGACCTCATATGCTTTGTAATGTGCCTGCGGATACGGCTGCATTCCAAGGCGATCAAGATGATACCGAACAGTCGAAAACCGAGAGTGGATCTTTTGACTGATTTGCGTTACGCCGTAGCCTTTTTTAAAAAACACGTGAAGTTTCTCCCGTTGTTCCTTTTCTGGAAGTTTCCAGAACTCACTCGGGCCGTTATAGTTGCCCTTACGCTTACGCTCAGTCTTATTGATTTTTTCTCGGATAGGCTCCCAGCGAGGGTCATCGAAAGACGGATTGTCCCGCTCGAGAGTTTGAATTGCTGCCATCAATTCCGGGTGCTTTGCTAATCGCATTACCGCACCCCCATTCGGTTGGTGACCACAGTGAATGTCATCCGCCCCGACGCTGTATCGTGTCCCAGAAAAACATCGGTGCCATTGAACACGTCGCGGCTAATATGGATCATGATGAGGTACGCCGCAAGCAAACGAACTGCGACATCCTTCTTGCTCGCTGCAGAGGTTACCAACGACGTCAGTTCCTGATTTATTTTTTCTTCATCTGCTTCGTTCTGTTTCATGCGCCGATTCATCGTTTACACCCCCGTACTTCCAAACCCACCGACCCGCACGCCGTTTGCCACATCATTGTCGGCAATCATGTAGCTGTGGAAGATTCCTTGCATGATCCGCTCGCCAGCATTGACGACTTCCGGGACATCCGATATGTTCCACAGTTGCGCCATGATCTCGCCGTCATTCTGCGGATTGCCGTAGTAATCAGAATCAATGATGCCCACACCGTTGGGCAGGACCAAATGTTTGTTCCGCGCCAGCGATGACCGACTGATAAGCTCCAGGTATTCGTACTGTCCGAGCTTGACCTTAATGCCAGTGCGCACCAGCTTGATGTCGCCCGGTTCGATAATCGTACTGAGGCTGGCAGCGATGTCGTAGCCTGCTGCGTACTGGGTGGACCGCTGCGGCAACGGTCCGGTGTAACCTTGAATCCTTTCAAAATGCCGTTCAATCATTCGTTATTCCCCCTTCATTGACAGCCGGACCGTCACTCTTTTGGCGGCCCGTTCGACTTCTTTGCGCAACCGCTCAGCGATCACTTCTGGGTCAATCTCGATACCATGCTGGTCAACGTAATCCTTCACCTGTCCCTGGATAACGCTAAAGACCTGTTTTCGTGCCCAGCCGTTGTACCCGAACGCATCTGCAATGGCCGAGTTGATAGCTGCCCGGATCTTATTGTCAATTTTCTCTTCCAGTTCTTTCTTATGCTCTGCGACGTACAATTCCACCTGCTTCTGGATTTCTTCTTTGGTTAAAATGTCCATTATTAATCCCCCTTGGGTTGCTCTTCGGTGCGCATTGCTTTGACGATTTTGTCTACATCCGCATCACTGACGTGAATCGTATCCTGGTCACTGGCATTCAGCCCCAAAATCCACTGATTATCACCGGTTTTGAAAATAAACTCTACATATGCAGTGTTGACGTAGTTACCATTTTTCAACCGAACTAACATGGTCAATCCCCCTCGTAGGATGTTTCCGCGTTGCCGACGATCCGTAGTTCTCCGTCTGGGTATACGTCCAGCCAATCACCAATGCCTGCAATGTTATTTTTTACTGCCAGTCCATGGACACCATATGAATTGCTGCTTTCAACAATTAGCATAACCTCGTGGGTGAAATCGTTGACTACCACATCGTGTTTCTTGATAACCTTGCCCGTAACGTCCTTAACTGGCGCCACTTCTTTACTCCGTCCTGCCATACTCATTAATCTCCTTCAATGATTTTCAGTGCATCTTCTACTGATCGTGCTACACCGTAAAGCACCGGCTTCGATTCGATAAATGCTTTGAACTGTTCTTGGTCATGGCGCAGCCGGCCAGTCGGCGTCTTGACTTCAATTAGGATCAGCTTTCCGTCGCGATGGCGGAAGCCAGTTAGGTCAGGCCACCCTGGAGGCGGGCCAGCAATGAATATCCGGCCGTCTGTGGTTTTTACTCGGCCACTGTTCGTCCGAATGATAGTACAGCCATGCTGAGACACAGCCACCCGAATGTCGTTCTGAATCTTGGCTTCTGCTGTCATAGAGTCGCCTCTTTAATTGGTATAGTTTTTCGTGGTGGTCACTAGCAATTGACGTGACCGGGGTGCCTTTGTGAATAAATTATCCTTTCCAAGCCAGTTTTGCCTTCTCCAGGTTTACATAACTCTAAAGGTGGTCACTAGGAAAAGTTAGTGACCACCGGTCTCTCCCTTAGAGCCTCATGGGTTTGACCCCTGGTGGTCAGGTGGTCACTAACTTTCAAACTTTTCCCGTTTGGCGCGCCGTTTCCCCTTAATAGTATTAATTAATATTATTGTTTAAGAAAAAGGGGGTAGTAGTGACCACCATAGGGCTTCAGCCTTACGGCCATGCGGGTCTAGCGGTGGTCACTAACTTGGAATTTAGTGACCACTTAGTGACCACTAGTGACCACCCGCCGTTCATAGCCTCGAGTGGATAGGCCGTCCACCTTCTTCTTCTTGGCCTTCCATCCTGGCTGGTTGTCCATGATGTACTTGATTTTCTTGGCCAGGGTCCGGTTGGTGACCAGGTTGTTCTCGCCCATCAAGGACGCCAGCTGATTGCTGGTAATGAAATCGTCGTGCCAGGTCTGGAGCAGACGTTCGATCTCGTCCTCCACTGCGTCCACATACATGAAATTCCGCCGGTGTTCTTCCAGCATCTGCACCTGGTCCTTTGTCAGCGCAAAGCTGAACCCGGCTTTGTAATAGCTGACGAACTCACCCCACAGCTGCTCCACCAGAGGTGGCTTGAGGTCCGTCACTGGGTGATACACCTGTGCGTCCAAGTCGGCCATGATCGGCAGGAACCGGCGTTCACCGGTCTTATCCTTGAGGTACGTGTCTTCGTTGGTCGTCCGGGCCATCACGAAGGACTTTGCCCGCCGTTCTGGCCGCCGATTGTATGGTGATCGGAATTCCAGCTGTTCAGCGGATACGAATTTCTTCAGGTCCTCGAAGCTGCTGTTGTTGGTGGCCGTCATCTCGTCGTCATTGAGAATCAACGCCCGCAGCATGATGGCGTAGCTGTCTTTGTCTTTGAAGTCGGTGAACTGATCAGTGTAATACTGCCCGCCCATCCGCTTCAGTAGCGTCGTCTTCCCAGCGCCTTGGCCACCGACCAGGTCCAGCACGTAATCGAACTTCATACCCGGTTGGTAGACTTTGGCCACCGCCCCGATGAAGAACAGCTTCGTAATGAGGGTGGTCACCGCAGACATCGGTGCCCCGAGAAATATCGGCAGGAATGAATCCGCCCGTTCCTTCTTGTCCCAGTGCTGGTAAGCCTTCTCCATGTACTCCTTCACCGGGTTGTACGCGTTGTCCCGGGAGACCTGGATCATGGCGGCGTTGAACGCCTTATCGTTGAACAGCACGTAGTATTTCTTCTCCAAATAGTTCAGGCAGAGGGAGACGATCTCATCGACCATCTGACCCTTAGCGATGTGCAGCTGCTGGATCGGCTTCACGACGTCCACCTCATGGGTGAACTCGTTGTACCGGAAAGTATTCATCAGAAGCGGATCGTGTTCGAGGGCCAGGACGACGTTGTTGATACTGTTGGGGACCGGCATCCCGGTCTTCGTGTTGACTCGAAAATTAATGCTCATCGGGACGACGTTATTCTGCTCCGCCGCCAGTTTCTGCATCGCCTCCTTGTCGGCCAAGCTTCATCACCTCCCGTCGGCGCAGTTCTGTCTTGATGATGCTGTCGAACGTTTTCTCAAACTCCTTCTCGTCAAGTGCTTTAGGTGTGTTGGCGTTGGCCTGCTTGGCCAGTTCGTAGGCCGCTTGCGGATCCACATTGCGAATCAGCAGGCCGCCGACGAAGGTGGCTAAGGCATTGTTCCGGCCACCGGTTTCACCGAGCCCCTTGACGATCTGTTCAAAGAGTTCCGCCGTGTTGGACTTATGGCCCTTGAAGGCGGCGGGCCCTTGATAGGCAGCCTCTGCCGGCACATCACGGTTGATGTCCTCGATGAGAGCGGCTGGCGGTTCAGCCAGCGGCAGCTTGTTGGCCCACTTGTACTGCCCGCTGCCGACGGTGCTGGGGGCAATCATCACGTAATTATTGATGTGGGCTTTGATGTCCACTCCCGGCAGCCAACCGATATGCTGACTGACTTCGGTACCTTGAGGCTTGCGGTAGAACAGCTGCTTGCCGCCGTGGGCGGTCAACTGCATGAGCGTCTTCGGGAACCAGTCGAAATGGTTCAGTTCCCGAATTGATTTGAAGCCGTCGGCTCCCCCTTCATGCCGGTCGATGTCGATGACGAAGAAGTCAACGGTCCGCACCGCGATCTGGGCATAGGGCTTCAGCAGCCAGATTTTTTGAATGTCCGTTTCGGTCAGCGGGGGTTTGTCCGCGAATGTGATGAGCGGCTTCTTGTCCACCATCGGCAGCACGTAGAAACCATTTCGTGCATAATATTTGGCGTAATTCACGAGATTTTCCATGACTCCTCCCTTCTAACGGGCGTTTCACCCGTTCGGCGGTCTAATGTCACTGCATCAGCTGATAGTTAGAAGGGAAGATCATCGTCATCGATGTCGATTGGGTCACCGCCAGCAGCTGGCTTCTTATCGGGCATATCACTGAGATTCGACGGCATGTCTTCATCGGAGACATTTGGCTGCACTGGCTGCTCAGCTGGCTCGAAGTCGTAATTCTTGTACGGGTACTGGGGATTCTTCTTGTTCTCCCGCACCGTGAGATCCATTGTAACAATCTTGCCGATTGCCCCACCGAAGTTGAAAGCCGTCACCAGGTGGTCAATGTCCTCCCAGTCCTCGGGCTTTAAGGTGATACCGCAAGCGTTGGCCAGTTTGGCGATGAGCTTGATGTGACTGGAGATGACGCTGTCAGGAACTTTCTTGCCGGTGGACGTGGTCTCATCAAGGTTGAACATGTTGAAGTCCTTGGTACCGACGTGTTCGCCGGCATTGACCTCGGTGATGATCCGCAGACCGTCCCAGCCGCTGGGTGTAACGTGGTGGTCAATCGTGTTGACGATGACAGTGTATGTGCCGGATGGCAATCCTTCGAACGAATTGGCGCTGTCCTTTGTCGCATCGAAACCGGATAATACTTCTTGTGCCTTATCGAATAAACTCATTATTTATCTTCTCCTTTAGGTTGCTGATGTGTAGAAAACACGCCGGGGATATTATTCAGGACACGCAGGATGCCCTTGTCGGTGATGTCTTCGCGATAATACTTGCGCCGCTGGTCCGTGATACGACGGATGTAATTGGTTCCCACTCGTTTAGTCTGGATGACCAGGTCCGAGTTGCCGTTGACGACGTTGTAATACTTTGTTTTCAGGCTCGGAATCTCACGTGTTTCCGTACCGACACCGTCGTTGACTTCGGCGATACGGCTGATGTAGACGACGTTCATATCAAGTGCTTTCAATTCCAAGATAAATTCCTGAAAAATGGTGTTGAACATGGCGAACCCACGGCCATACGGCACATCAGCCAGAGTCTCCACGTGATTGCGAATAGCGATGGCCTGTTCTAGCATGACGACTAGGTCATCCACGACATCAACCACGATGGTCTGATAACCGTGCTTCTCGTTCATCAGTGCTAGAATGATTTCATCCAGCTGTTTGATGACATCTTGACGCAGGGTGCTGTTTGGCCCTTTGATGTTGCGAATCTGGATCGATGGCGCCTTATTCTCGAGGGCATTTCCGTCCGTGTTCAGAAAAAGCGGGTTGGGAAAATGCTCTGCAAGATAAGATTTGCCACTCATCGTTGCACCCCAGATGAAGAAATTGTGGGGTACGTCGATGGTCTTCTGCGGTTCATTTGGAGGCAGAATACTCAACGGATAAAACCTCTTTTCTTAGCCTGGTACCACGCCCAGCCGGGTTTGTAACCGTGGAGCTTGGCGTAATATTGTAATTGAAGATAATTTTCCAGCTGCTCCGGCCGCTTATCGGCCAGCCACTTGTACATCTCATTTGATTGGATCATGCGGGCAATCTTGAGGCGTTTTTGGGCTGCCGCCGTTGGTTGAGTGACTTCCACCAGGTCCACGTCGACGTGCTGCGGACCATCGGCACCGTTCTCTTTAGTCAAGAGATGACCGCAGAACGGACAAGTCGTTCGCCCCTTGCGGTAGAAGCTGGCAAAGCAATACGGGCAGGTGGTTGGCGATTGAATATCACTACGGGCTTTCTTCTTCTTGCCCTCGCCTGACAGCTTCCACTCCCGCTCGTCGGTGGGCAGACCGAAGCGGCTCAAGTTATCGACGTGATCAATGATGACCGCTGTCTTGCCTTTTCGCGGGTTCATTGCTCGCATCGAGAATTGAAGAAACAATGACAGTGATTGCGTCGGTCGCATCATGATGACACAATCGACATTCGGCAGGTCCAGCCCCTCAGTGAACAGTTCGGCATTGGTGAGGATGGTGATCTTGCCGTCCCGATACTCCCGAATGAGCTGGTCCCGCTCCTCCTTCGGGGTGGCCCCGTCGACTTCTGCCGCCGTGATACCGGCTGCGTTGAAGCTGTCGGCTAGGCGTTTGGCAGAGGCCACGTTGTAGGCGTAAGCGATGGCCTGCATGCCGCTGGCGTGTTCCTGGTACATCTTGACGGCATTGGAGAATACCTTTGGCTTCATCGCATCGGCGACGGACGCTTCGTCGAACTCTCCGTTAGCCTTGAGCTTGAGTTCCGCCGTCTCGATGTCCGGCGGGCAGAAGTACCGAATCGGCGCCAAGAATCCGTTCTTGATGAGCCACCCCATCTGTTGCCCGGGAATCAGGCAGTCAGCCACATCACCGAACCCGGCCCCGCTCATTCGCCAAGGGGTGGCTGTCACCATGATGCGCACAGCGTTGGGGAAAGCATCAATGATGCGGCGGTAGGACTTCGCCAGCACGTGGTGGGCTTCATCAATTAAGATGACCGCCGGCTCTGGGATCGTGTCGGTGTGCCGGGTGAGCGTCTGAACCATGCCCATGGTGACCAGCGACATGTCAACGTCATTGCTCTTAAAGGTTTGCCACGCCTGGTCCACCAACTCCTTGCGATGGACCACGAACAGCACGCGGTTTCCCTTGACCGTCGCCCGCCGGGCAATCTCGGCCATGATGACTGTCTTCCCGGTACGGGGCGGCTGCTGGACCATGATGGCTCGCTTACCCTCACGCATGGCGCCGACGATACGGCTGATGGTAAGTTGCTGGTAGTTGCGCAGCTTATACATGGTGCCCGTCAGAATCCTTGATAATGAGATTATCCATCGCCCACAGCAGCATGGTCTCCACTGTGTCTCTCAGCGATAAGTTGGCGTCCGCAGCGACTGCCTTTACTTTCTGATGCATTTCGACCGAGATAAAGATTGGCATGGTGCCCTGTGACTTTTTGCCACCCCGGACGATGACCAGTTTATTCTGTGGTGTGACGTCTGTCTTTGGTTTCATGATGTTTCCCTCCTTTACCGAATCCGTGGTGACCAGTTTGTCTTGAGTTCTGCCCCGACGATTGTGGTACCAGCTTCTAACGCCGCCTTGATTTCCCGCTTGTCTGGAAGATAGGTGATCTTCTTCGTCACATACTGAGGCGGAATCAGGCGGTAGTCGTCAGGCACGCTAACCGATGTTGACGGCTGGATCCATACCGTCATCAGCGGTGACTTGACCTTCTTCAAGCCAGCCGTCTGCAGAGCCTCGGTCAAAGCCTCCTTCATGCGTGCCTGGTTGTTCTTCAGCGACTGCTTGCGGGCGGCCAAGCGCTTTTCTTCTTCCTCAATGGCCTTGACGTCGTTATCCAGTGACTTGATGACCTGAGCGTAACCGATGGCCTTGTCCTCGATACCATCTTTTAAGCTAGCGAGCGTATCGGTAACGGCTTCCGGGTCCATGTCACCGTCTTCAGCCATTGCCAGCAATGTTGCGTACTGGGCCTTTAATTCATATAATGTAGACATAGTTAGATTCCTTCCTTAGCTCTCTGACGTGGCAGCGCCGGGGGCTTTTTCTTTGGCTTCAATTTGGTCGATGATGTCGGTCAGCAGGTTGATACGGGCAGCAATAATCAGTGCTCGGTTGTCACTATATGGCGTCCGGCTTAACTGCATGTCTACCAGCTCATTGACATCGTTCTGCCGGTACTTGAGCATCTGCCGATACAGCTCACCCGCTGTAGTGTTATAAATGTAGTCCATTGTTTTCACCTCCTTTCAGTTCCAGATATCCAGTGCAGAGTTTACTTGGTGCTGCGCAACCAGCTCACTAATTTTGCGATCGGCAATCCGCAGTACGTCATCCAGGTCAGCCGATGGACCGGCTAAGATGCGGAGAATCGTCAGGCGGTTGCGCCATGACAGAAGTGTGGCGAGGTGTTGTTCGTCGTTTTTCATTGGTGTTTCTTCCTTTCTGCTGTGGGATAATTATTTTTGAGGAGGTGAATTAATTGCTGAACGAAAAGCCGGTACACGAGTCATTTTCTACTTGGCTCAAGCGGTGCGAGGGATTGCACTCCCCCGTTGGCGACTTGGCTGAAGACGCAAAACACGACTCGTCATTCCCACGGCGCGCAACTAAGCACGCCGTCTTGTTGCATTACTTGAATTCCCAACACGCCAGCGAACCCGCTCTAGAAGCTTTTGAACGAGC